GAGTTGGAGGATGGTAACGATTTGCTCTTAGAAGATGGAAGTTCGTTTATTTTGTTGGAAGTAGGTAATGTTTAATGGCTGACCTTAAGATTTCTCAGTTAACAGCGTTAACCGCAATTAATGTTGATGGTAGCGATGTTTTGCCTATTGTTGATACTAGTGCAACTACCACTAAAAAGGTATCGGCATCTGATGTTGCCGAGTACGTTTCTGCTAGTTCAGCGGTTTCTAGCGCCATTTTGTCCAAGTCTCAAGATGACCAGTTTGTGCTGTCAGCAGCGATTTTCACTAGTTAGGTAACGATTCAGGAGAACATATATGGCAACTTTTAGCAAAATACCACTCAGCGGTTCAACAGATGGTCGTGGCATTCACATTGATGATGATGCAACTCCGGGCAAGACGATTCACACCGGGTCGGCTACGGCAACCACAATTGATGAAGTTTGGTTGTATGCACAAAACTATGACTCAACAGACCGCAAACTCACAATTGAGTGGGGTGGCGCAACTGCAGGTGGAGACATCATCGAGTTCACGGTAAAAGCGGAGAACGGTTTGTATTTGATTGTTCCCGGTCTTATCATTAAAGGTAATGCAACTCCATTGGTTATTGCCGCTTTCGCCGCAACAACTAGTGCTATTAACATTTTTGGATACGTCAACCGAATCACAGCATAACTAGGGGTACTAAGTGCCTTCGTTTCTAAAAACTACAGCAGGTGGTAAAGCCATTAGTGGCGGAGCATTACAACCTAGAGGTCGCCGTGGTAACACGGCGCAGATTGCTTCGTATTGGGCTGGTGGTGTAGTTGATTTGGGTGACTTTGAGTCTATTGCTACAACAACTGTTGGTGCAGGTGGTGTTACACCAATTACATTTAGCGACATTCCTCAAACCTACAAACATTTGCAGTTAAGAATTATGAGTCGTGATGCTAAAACCGCATCACTTAATAATCTTTACGCACAATTTAATGGTGATACCGCAGCAAACTATTCCATCCATGCTCTATTGGGAAATGGTTCCTCAGCAACCTCGGAAGGATACACAAATCAAACAGAAATGGTATTTGGTTTGCCAACGAGCAACAGTGCCGCATCAAACACTTTTGGTGTAAGTATTGTTGATATTTTGGATTACACAAATACAAATAAATTCAAAACTGTTAGGGCTTTGATGGGTGCTGACCTAAATGGAAGTGGGTCTGTTCGTATGTGGTCTGGGAATTGGAGAAGTTCATCTGCTGTAACTTCAATTTCGCTTTTTGGGTCATCGTTGCCAAACATTAGTCAGTATTCATCGTTCGCTTTGTATGGGATTAAGGGGTAGTTATGCCAGCAACTTATGAACCAATAGCAACACAAAGTCTAGGAACAGCACAAGCATCCGTGACTTTCAGTTCTATCCCTGCGACCTATACCGATTTGGTGTTGGTGTTTAACGGCACAGCAGCATCAGCACAATTCATGGAGTTGCGTTTTAACGGTGACACAGCAACAAATTATTCTGCAACACGACTATCAGGAAACGGAAGTGTTACTCTTTCAGACCGAACTTCAACACAAGATGTGATGTTTGTTGGCAACCTCCATACCGCCCAAACAACTAACATCCTTCAGATTATGAACTATGCGAACACAACAACCTTCAAAACGGTTTTGTGTAGGTCTAATCAGGCTGGCGCACAAGTTTCTGCCCGTGTTGGTTTGTGGCGTAAAACGCCTGAAGCGATAACAACAATTTTTGTGCGACCTAGTGGTGGTGCAAACTTTTCTATTGGTTGCGAGTTCACGCTCTACGGGATTAAGGCTGCATAATGGCTGTCACCTACAAACTCATTGAAACGATTACGGTTGGTTCTGGTGGTGCAGCCAGTATTGCATTTACTTCTATACCTCAAACTTATACAGATTTGTTAATAGTGCTGTCTGTGCAAAATACTGCTGGTGCAGTTGATATTTTTGGAAAGTTTAATACTTTAACTACAGGTTTCACCAATAGATATATTTACGGGGATGGCAGTAGTGCTGTCTCTGGGAGTGGTTCAATAGGATATTTTGGTGCTGCTTCATCTTCTAGTTCAACTACTTTTGGAAATACCGCAATTTATATACCGAACTATGCTGGTTCAACAAACAAATCATTTAGTTCTGATTCTGTTACAGAAAATAACATAACTCTGGCTTATAGTTTTTTTGTTGCTGGTTTATGGTCAAACACTTCAGCAATAACATCAATAGAGTTTTATCCAAATGCGTACCTTTGGTCACAGTATTCATCAGCATCCCTGTATGGGATAAACAACAGTTAGGAAAATATCATGGCAACAAAACTAGTAGTCAACTGCTCAACAGGTGTAACCACCGAAGTTGAACTCACAGCAGAGGAAGTCGCACAGCGTGAAGCAGATGCAGCCGCATACGCTGAAGCAGAAGCAGAGCGTGAAGCGGAAGCAACAGCCAAAGCAGAAGCCAAAGCATCCGCAGAAGCGAAACTTGCAGCGTTAGGTTTGACTTCGGAAGAAGTTGCAGCACTAATCTCCTGATATATCACTAGGTAACAAACCTCAGTATAGTTATGAACAAGATTAAAGCCTTCGTATACAACAACCCTGTCCGTGTTGCAGCCTTTGTTTCCTCAACAGTTGCTTTGGTTGTTGCCTTTGTGGTTCCCGACGTCCCGGTTGAACCAGCCGTTGCCTTTGTGCTTTCAGCACTTGGCTTGGGTGAGTTTGCACAACGTGCAGAGAATGCCAAAACCGACGAAGCCCTGTTTACCGAGGTACCTGAAGAGGAATAATGGAACTAACCGACCTTCTCAACGAGAAGGAGTGGCGGAAATGCAAAGGTAGTGAGGGTGCGACCACAGATGAACTTGTGGCCGCATTTTCTTATTTCTGTGCCACCCATTGGATGATTAGACACCCTGAGCGGGGTCGTATCAAGTTTGTTCTGCGTGAAGCGCAGGAAGAAACCGTGCGTGTCTGGATTGACTCTCGATACAGCATTGTGCTGAAGGCACGACAGATTGGGTTCTCTACTTTGGCTGCGGCATTTACGTTCTGGGAAACATTTTTTTGGGCTGACCGCTTTACGGTTATGCTTTCACGTACTGAGCGTGAAGCATCTAAGCTGCTACAGAAAACCAAGTATGGCTACAAGATGATGCCTGCGTGGATGCGTACCCGTGGACCAGACCTACTCTCGGACAACCAGTTGAAGATGGTGTTTTCTAATGACTCTTCTATTGAGTCCCTGCCTTCTGGCAATGACCCTGCTCGTGGTGAATCGGTGTATCGAGTTATCATTGACGAAATGGCGTTCTTGCCCAACGCTGAAGAAGCGTGGGCATCTATTGAACCAATTGCCGACGTGGGTGGTCGTGTTATTTGCCTGAGTACCGCTAACGGTGAAGGCAATATCTTTCACCAACTGTGGGTTGGTTCACAGACTGGCACAAACCGATTTACTGGGGTGTTCTTTCCTTGGTCTGCTGGAGACCGTGACGAGGACTGGTACGAGGCTAAGAAGCGTGACCTTCCTGACTGGCAGTTGGCGCAGGAGTATCCGGACAATGCTGAGGAAGCCTTTATCCGTTCTGGGCGCCCTGTGTTTGACCTTGAATCACTCAGGGAGATTGAGCCAGTAGACCCAGACCGTGGATACCTGAAGAACCAGATGGGTAAGAATAACTACACATTCATTGAGGATGGTGGGGCTTTAGCAATATATGAGTTTCCAGATATTGGTGAAATATATGTAATTGGCGCTGACGTTGCAGAAGGTCTAGGACATGGTGACTATTCGTCAGCACATGTTATTTCTGCAAACACTGGACTGGTGGTTGCCCACTGGCACGGGCATGTGGACGCAGACTTGTTTGGTGAGGAAATACTTCATGCAATTGGGTTCTTTTATAATTATGCATTGGTTGGCATCGAGTCTAACAACCACGGCCTTACAACCATTAAGGGTTTACAGAGAACTGGTTACAAGAATATTTACCGTTCAAGAAAGCTTGGCCAAAGAAACCCAACTATTACCGAGACGATGGGTTGGAGAACGACTTCGGTCTCCAAACCATTGGCTATTGACGAACTTAATGCTTCGATAAGAGACCAGGGACTCTGGCTCTACGACCACAACACAATTGCTGAACTCAGAACATTTGTTCGTGAGTCCAACGGTAAGATGCATGGCTCACCCCATGATGACCGTGTTATGTCTTTAGCAATTGCAAACCAGATGTTGAAATACGTCTGGTTGCCTGAATACAGGCACGACCCATCTCCAATAAAGAACACTTTGGCTTGGTGGGAAAAATTTATATTGAAGCCAGAAGTTGAAAAAGAAATGCCAATTGGGGCATTTAATTTCCGGGAGTAACGAAGTATGTCTATAGTTATGAAAGAATTTCGCTGTTTAGAGTGTTTCACGACTTTTGAATCAGATGAATTGCCCCGTCGTGGCTCAATTTGCTTCAAATGCCATATTAAGTCTGTTCGTCTGGGATTCACCTACGGCCAGGAAGACTTTCATGGACCCACGGTCAAGGAAAGGGCTGACGAACAAGTTCGTGTAGCCAAGGAAGCCGGCATCAATGCCGAGCCCGTCGGAAGTCGTTGGATTTGAGATGGAGATGGTATGGGTACCGATTGTTGTCGCAATCATATCGGGACCCCTTGTGGTCGTTTTGCAAAGACTGCGGAAAGAAAATACCGAGCAGCACGAAGAAGGTCGAATCTTGCTCAAAATGATTGGCAGTAAAGTTGACAAAATTGGTAGCAAACTTGACAACCATATTGGTTGGCACGAAGGGCAAGAGGACAAATAATGGCACGAATTTCTAATCAGGAACTTATTACTAAATATCGTGGCAAGATAGAGCAGTCACGACGTTGGCGTCGTGAAGAACGATATGACGACCTTTGGGGTCGCATGGTGGACATGTATCGTGGCAAGCATTACAAGACACAAATGCCAGAAGACCGCTTGCTTGTCAACATGGCTTTTGCAACAATTAACGTAATTGCACCAAGCGTTTCTGTTAACTACCCAAAGATTGTTGTTAATGCAAAGAATGTTGAAGATGCACCAAAAGCCATAATCACAGAAGAGATTGTGAACTATTGGTGTAGGCATTTTGAATGCCAGCGTGAGTTCCGTCGTTCAGTAAAAGACATGTTGATTGTTGGACATGGATGGTTGAAGACCGGTTATCGTTTTGTTGAAAAAGGTGTTGAAGATTACGAGACCGCAGACGAAATGGCTACTGCTGAATCAATAACGGAATCAGAGCTTATTATTACTGAAGACCGACCATTTGTTGAGCGCATTTCTCCATTTGATGTTTTTGTTGATGCAGATGCGACATCCATGTCGGATGTTCGCTGGATTGCTCAACGCATTCGTCGTCCGTTGAAGGACGTCAAAAAAGACAAGCGTTATAATACTGCAGCTCGAAACGAGGCAGCACCATCTCATTACTCCAAATGGAGTGTTGATGAATGGCGTGGGAGCCTACGACCACGACGTGGGGACAACCCAGACGATTCGTATGTTGAGATTTGGGAATACTACGACATTGACCGTGACACAATTTCTGTGTTCTGTGATGGTGGCGACAAGTTCTTGATTGCACCAACAAAGATTCCATTTGCATTTGGTCATCCATTTGTAATGCTTCGCAACTACGACATTCCAGACCACTTTTACCCAATGGGTGAATTGGAGGCAATTGAGCCATTACAGATGGAACTTAACCAGACTCGTACGCAGATGATGAATCACCGAAAGCGATTCTCACGCAAATGGCTTTACCGTGAATCGTCTTTTGATGCTGATGGTCGTGCTGCGCTCGAATCAGACGAAGACAACGTTCTAGTTCCTGTTATTTCTGAAGATGGTCTAAGTAATGCTGTTGTTCCAATGCCGGCAATTATTAGCCCACCAGAGTTTTACAATCAGTCAGAACTAATCTCAAACGACATCAACCAGATATCCGGTGTGTCCGAGTACATGCGTGGAACATTGCCAGAGATTCGTCGTACGGCCACAGAAGCTGGCATTGTCCAGGATGCTGCAAATGCCCGGTCATCAGACAAACTGGCCGCAATTGAACGTACCATCGCTGATTGTGGTCGACGATTGGTCATGCTTGCACAGCAATACATGACTGGTGAACAGGCAATTCGTGTTGTTGGGGCAGGGGAAAAGCGAGCCTGGGTTCGCTTTGACCGTGACTACATTCAGGGTGAATTTGATTTTGAGGTAGAGGGTGGTTCTACTCAGCCAACAAATGAATCTTTCCGCCGTCAATCCGCTATGCAGATTATGGACGCAATGGCGCCATTTATTCAGAGTGGAATCATAAATATCCAAAAACTTGCAGAGTATGTTCTGCAATATGGTTTTGGTGTTAAGCAGCCATCAATGTTTATGCAGACAGCGCCTCAACAGCCACCAATGCCTGAGCAGGCCGCTCCCCCAATGGAGCAGATGCCTCCACAGGGTATGCCACCACAAGGTCTCCCACCAGAAGCAATGATGCAAGGAGGTCCACCAATGGGTGGACCACCACCAGGATTACCTCCTGAACTTGCACAACTTCCGCCAGAGTTGCTAATGCAACTTATGCAAGATGGGGGAATGCAGGGTGGAATGCCTCCTGGTATGCCACCAGGCATGTAACGATAAAACACTACATATAGAGCAACCCTTGGAGGACTCAAGCAATGAGCGAAATAACTAGCAATGAAGTCGAGACTGAATCGGCCCCTTTGGAGGGACAACCGCAGGAAGTCGTAGATGTAGTTGAAAACCTCAGCGAAGCGGAAATTGAACTGCTTCCTGTTGATGAGTACGGCGACAAGTATGTTGCTGTTCAGGTCAACGGAGAAGAAGTAAAAGTTCCACTCAAAGAGGCGCTTTCTGGGTACCAGCGTCAGGCGGATTACACCCGCAAGACACAGGAACTTAGCGAGCAACGACGTCAGGTTCAATTTGGTACAGCCTTGCAAGAAGCTTTGCAAAGCAATCCAAAGGAGACCCTGGAACTACTTAGTAAGCATTACGGACTAAACGAGTCAACCATCTCGGAAGAAGAGGAACTCCTGTTAGACCCGGTTGAAAAGCAGTACCGACAGTTGGAACAACGAGTCCAAGCTTTTGAACAACAGAAAGCAATGGAGGAGTTGGACAGGACTGTTGCGACGTTGCAGAGCCGATACGGTTCTGATTTTGATGCAAACGAAGTTGTATCAAAGGCTTTGGCCATTGGTTCAACAGATTTGGAAGCGGTTTACAAGCAGATGAAGTTTGACAGTATTTACGAAGACGCACAAGTCGTTCGTGAATTACGTGCTAAGAAGGCCCAGGAGACTGAGCAACTTACACAGGCCAAACGGAGTTCTGGTGTTGTAAGCAGTGGAACATCATCTGTCAGTGCCGATGTGTCAGCAAAACCTATTACATCATTGCGAGACGCTTTTGAAGCCGCAAAACGGCAACTAGGCGAGTAGCGTTTAACCCCAAGGAGAAAAATCATGGCATCAGCCAATAGCAACTTTGACCAGTTGCTCTCGACAACTCTTGCGAACTACCGTTCGCAACTAACAGACAACGTGTTTACCGCACGTCCTTTGACCTACCAGTTGATGGACAAGGGCCGCATTCGCATGCTCAACGGTGGAACAAAGATTGTTGAACCACTCATCTACGGCACGAACTCAACTGTTGCTTCATACAGTGGTTACGATTCGCTGTCGTTGACTCCACAAGAAGGCATCTCGGCTGCTGAGTACGAATGGAAGCAGTACGCTGCATCCATCGCAATCAGCGGTATTGAGGAAGCCAAGAACAACGGTGAACAAGAAATCATCAACTTACTCGAAGCCAAGATTATGCAGGCAGAAGAGTCAATGCGTGAATCGTTCAACCAGATGTTCTTTGCTGACGGAACTGGCAACAGCGGAAAAGACTGGAACGGCCTTGGCAACTTGGTTGAATCCGGCAACACCGCTGGTGGCATTAACTCGGCAACAGCAGGCAACGAGTTCTGGCGTTCGTACGAGGAAAACACCGCAGGTGCTTTGACCCTCGCACAGATGGCAACGGCTTACAACAGCGTTTCGGTTGGTAACGACCACCCAGACACCTTGTTGACAACCCAGACTTTGTTTGAGAAGTACGAAGCACTTCTTCAGCCAAACCTCCGTTACACGGACACCAAGACCGCAGATGCTGGATTCCAGAACCTG